GCAGTCAGCTTTTTAATAAATATCATATTACCAGTATTCAAAGACCCAAAGGATGATACCGATCTAACTGCTCTATCATTAAGTGTAACTATGCTCATTATGAATCCTTTATTCCATAGAGTTTTATAGTGCCAGCATCTATGTTGCCCGTATCTTTTTTAAATTGTATTGCATCTATTGCACTAGTTGTATTAAAATATCCAGCTGCAAATATATCCTGTGAGTTATCGCCAGCATGGGATATATTAAATCTAGCTATAAAGTGTTTTACAAAAGTAGTGGATGAGGGATTAAATAAATACATAAATCCAGAACTAGATTGGTCATTATCATTTCCAACAGAATGCTCTATAGGAACTCCACTTGTTCCTTGTGCAACATCTTTTGTAGTTAGATAACCTATTGATGGTGAACTATCATCTTCAGGATGAAATGCTTGAAAAAAACTACTTGTTGCAGCTACATTATAATTACTTCCTGAATCAGATGATCCTAACATTAAAGTATCTGCATCATCATTTGCTGGATGAATATTAATAAACTTAAATAAATATATAGGATAAGTAGAATCTAACACTACATCACTACTACCATTTACAAAAGTTAAATCACCACTAGAACTTGCAGTTAAAGTTTTAATATGTGTCAATGCTTTAGCTGCCCCAGGTATAGCTGAAATATTTCTAATACTTCTATTGTTATAAGTTACAATTGACACTATGAAACTCCATATAATTTAAATGTTCCTGAATCTATATCACCACTGTGAAATTTAAATGAAACTTCATCAATTGCAGATGTAGTATTTATATATCCAGCTACAGGCACATCAGCAGCTATATTTGCACCATGTGCTTCAACAGTTCTAGCTATAAAATGTTTTACAAAAGTTGTAGAGCTTGGGTCAAATAAATGCAAAGTTCCAGACACATGTTGATCATTGTCTCCTCCAGCTTGACCTAACCTCATATAGCCTGTTCCTTGTGCTATATCATCACCAGTTACATAGTCTAAAGATGCAGCACCACCATCTTCTTGATGATATGCCCTAAATATTGTAGTAGTTAATGTTTCGTTAAAACCACTACCACCAGATGCATTAAATTGAACTCCTAAGTTAGCTCCATCGGTAGCAGGGTGAATGTTTATAAATTTTATAATATATTCTTTATAAGTAGAATCTATATTACTGGTTATATCAACAGTTGCAGAACTAGATGCTGTAGTTGTAGATAATAATACTAAGCTACTACCAGAGACCCCTGAAGGGAGACTGGTAATGGATGCCATGGATCTGTCATTGCATACATTGATTGACATTTATTACTCCCCAAATAATGCTTTAGCTTCTGCGTCAGTTAATGCTGAGTATGTTGCACCTTTTAATTTGTTTATTGCTGATGTTCTTGCGTTTGCTGTAGCAACTTTTTTTTCTTCTTCCGTAGGCATTTCTGCTATTTTATTTTTAATGTCAGCTTTAGAAATAGGAGTTGTTCCATCTGTCCACTCTATTTCGCAAGTATCTATATCACTTCCTCTTACAACTACTTTTGCATTAGGATTTATTTCAAGTATTGCTTCTATAATCATCCTGCTATCTCCATTAATGTTAATGATGTGTCTGCATTATTATGACAAGCTCTAACAGTACCATTACCATCTCTATTTTGTATTTGTATTTTATATGTAGTTGCCGATGTAGTGCTAGGTTCATCTAATTCATTAATAGTTCCACTATCTTGTATTAAATTTGAAGTACCATCATTTAATGTTTTTATTTGTCCAATTGATGTACTACCTCTTAATACTCTTAATTGAAGTTCTGTATCTCCACTAAATCTAATTAATCCACCTATTGAAGCTAATACTAAAACTTTACTTGAAGTTGCAGATGGAGTTATATTTAAAGATAAAATATCTACATAACTAGCACTTGTTGAACTAGTTTCTGTAGTTGTTACTGCATATTGAACTTGTAATAATTTTCCACTACCTTTAATAAGTGAGTAATCAATTCTTTTAATCGTACCTGCATCCGATACAAGAAATTCGTCCGTATCTGCAGG